TCTTGCCATATACTACACAAACAAGGTAAGTATTTTATTGTGCACTTCAAAGAGTTGTTCGCTCTTGATGGTAAACGTGCTAACCTGACACATAACGATGTTCAACGTCGTAATCGAATCATACAATTGTTATCTGATTGGGGTCTTATAACAACTGTCATAGAAAAGAAACTGGACATAGCACCCTTGAATCAGATAAAAGTCATAAGTTATAAAGAGAAAGGTGATTGGACATTGGAAACAAAATATAACATAGGCAAAAAGAAGGTTGAAAATTAATTCTAGTAAAAATTTAAAACGTCATTACAAACCAGATAAATGGGAATTTAGTTCCCTTACCATCAAGAAAGAGATGGTGTTTTCTAGTGTTGCAAAACTAGAAAAAGTTGTGAGTAATCTTAATAGATTGAAGTGGGAGAGGTTTCATAATGTTGTGGTGCCTAATTATGAATATGAAATCAATGATCATATTTTGGTTGTTGAAATGGATTACGTAAGGGGCACATACCCAAGAAGTATTCATCACTACAACATAATTTACGATGAATTTGTAGAAAGAGAATCAGATTTTTCTTGCACTGATTATAACCCTGCAAATTTTATTGTAAAAGATGATAGAGTATATCTTATTGACTTAGATTCTTATGGATATATTGATCACAAAGCAAGGTTGCAAGATTGGGAGATGCACTATGGAATATTCTCTCCCATCATTAGAAATTATAAAGGAAAAATGCAAATGGAAGTTGATTTATCATGCAATAACTTAGAGTATTTAAAATTAAAAAAATTACTTGAGAATTTGTTCAATGCAAAAGTGAGTAGAAGTGCATCACCATACTTTGCTCACATAGATGGCACAGAATTTAATAGTTTAGAAGACACAATTAAATATTTGAGAGAGTTGTATGAAGAAATTTTATCTGCAATTGACCTGACCCATATGAAACATTCTCAAAGAAAGAATGTAATACGAACACTATCATTACGGTAAACCTCCTTCTTATTATAAAGTTTATATTATAATTAATAGTGTCGCCTACGGGGACATTACAATTAGACGCTCAAGGAGGTCACTATGTTTGGCACAGATGGCAGTATCACTTTGACTACTGCAGATACATTTGATTATCTTAATAAGATAAGAAGAAACATGATTGGTTTTGATGACTGGTCACAACAGTTTGATACACCAATACAAAACTATCCACCTTATAATACGATAAAGTTATCTAATCATGAGTATAGGGTTGAGGTAGCAGCAGCAGGATTCAAGAAAGAGAATCTTAAAGTCTATACGCAAGAAGGACAACTTGTGGTAGAGGGCAAGAAGGAAGATGGAGTAGAGCATGAATACGTGCATCGAGGACTAGCACAAAGAGCATTCACTCGTGCATGGTCACTACCAGAAGAACTTGTTGTCAAGAGTGTGAAATTTGAAGATGGTCTATTACTCATAGACATCGAGAAAGTTATACCAAAAGCACAGCAGCGAAAAGATTGGCTCTAAATACATACATGTATTCAAGAGTCCTAAGACATATCAAACCCAAAGACCTTAGAGAGTCACTGACTCTTAGGTTCACAGAAATCCTCAATCCAACCTTTTGGATTGGGGATTCTCTCAAGCCTGAGGTAAATGAGGCATTGATGAATTTCGCAGAAGCATTCGCTGCTTACGTTGATTTGGATGAGAGAGCAATTGTAGATGTTCTTTTACTAGGTGGTAACGCAGGGTATAATTACACACAATACTCTGATTTAGATGTACACATCGTTGTAGATCCCAAGTTTATACCTGATTGTAACCCAGATTTACTTGACCAATATTACATGGACAAGAAAACTCTATGGGAATTGACTCACAACGTCACAATCTATGGTGTCAAAGCAGAACCATACATTGAGAGACCAAAGGTCACACGTAAAAAGAGTCAAGGTGTTTATAGTCTGATGAAGAAGACATGGATACAAGAACCAGAAAAAATAGAGGGTGAGGTTGAGGAAAAGGAGATAGAGAAAAAAGTAAACAACTTCAAGACTCGAATAGATGCATTCATTAAGAATGAAAATGCAGAGGGATTGAGAGAACTTGTCAAGAAACTAAGAGATAGCAGGTCAGTTTCACTTCAAAAATACGGGGAGTATGGTTTTGAGAACATGGTGTTCAAGGAGTTACGAAATCAAGGTTACATTGACAAAGTGCGTACAGTTGTGGTAAACTTAAAATCTAAAAGTCTATCTTTATGATTAAAATTATATTATTCAAAAACAATCTTGTTCTTATATCAAGATTGGAAGAGGTGACAACTGAACTAGGAGAACCAGATTGTAAATTGATTGACCCATTTGAGTTGAAGGGTGAGTTTCTTGAGTCTTGGCCTTCGTTTACAACACAACGTGAAATGATGGTGCACTCAGATAGTTTCTTGACTATAATAGAACCAGACAAGGTACAACTTGATAAGTATCAAGGATTGACTGCTAAGAATGTCACAGAAAAATCTTAGAATCTTATGGTTATATCCTAATCAACATATGAGAGTGACACCACCTGGCGGTGTTGCCATTATATCTGCTTGTTTGAAGAGAGAAGGTTTTTATAATATGGAATTATTTGATGCCACATGGTATCCAGTTGATAATGAAGCAAATTTTGCTCAACCTGATAGAGATGTAGAGAGAGCAAAGAGACAAATGTTTCCTGAGTATAAGTGGGAGAGAGATGATCTTGACCCATCTTTTTTTATGCTTGAAGAAACTGACATGTATACTGCTTTTAGAAAAAAAGTTATAGATTTTAGACCAGACGTTATCATATCTTCGATTGTAGAGGACACATATTATCTTTGGAATAAATTTATGGATCAGGTAAGAGATAGAAAATTTATTAATGTTGTAGGTGGTGTTTTTGTTACATATTATCCACAAGCATTTGAAGGTAAGTGTGATTATATTTGTAGGGGCGAAGGAGATGAGGCGATTCCTGAGTTGATGAACTTGATTGAAGAAGGTAAAGACGGGCATCACCTGTTAAATTTTCACCCCAATCCAATGAGACCTGCGTTGAATGTCAATACTCTTCCCTCTACAGATCATGAGATATTTGATAAGAGATCTTTGTACAGACCATTTCAAGGTAAAATAATAAAAATTGCCACGGTAGAAACACAACGTGGTTGTCCTTTCAAATGTAAATTCTGCAACTCACCCTCTAATGCAGGGTTGTATAAAGAAGAGACTGATAGTTTATTTTTTAGAAAGAGAACTGTACAGCATCAAGAGGAAGAGATAAAACATCTTATTGATACAATTCAAGTTGAGTTTTTGTGGATTGTGACAGATACATTCCTCACCATGTCTAAAAAAGGTTTTGATGAGTGGGCAGAGATGTATTCAAAATACAAATTACCTTTCTTCACTCAAACAAGACCAGAACTTTTATCACCCTACCAAGCAAAAACCTTGAAAGAATTAGGTTGTATTAAATTGAACATGGGTGTAGAACATGGTGATCCAGAGTTTCGTAGAAAAGTAGTTGGGAGAATATATGAAAATCAAAAGGCGATTGATGCTTTTGCAATCGCAAGAGAGGCAGGTTTATCTACCACTTGCAACTTTATCATAGGATATCCATATGAAACTATGGAGAACTGCATGAAATCTGTGGAGTTAGCAGCACATCTAGGTTGTAATGATACTAACGCATTCATATACACACCTTACCATGGCACACCCATGAGAGACATGTGTGTGGACGCAGGTTTTGTAGACAAAGATCTTATTGTAGAGATGAAATCTGATGATCAACTATCATACTTGGATATGCCACCACCATACATGAGTAAAAAAGATATACAATACATGTTCAACAATTTTGTAAGGTTGTTTAGAGAACGTGAACGTGCTATCATGTCTTCATGAAATATTATACAAATGTACAGATGGTCGGAAATGATTTTCTGGTTCGTGGTTATGAAAACGGTAAATCATTTACATCGAGGGAATCTTTTCAACCTACGATGTTTGTTCCCAGTAAGAAAAAAACAAAATATAAAACATTAGATGGTAAGTATGTACAGAGTATCAAACCTGGCACTGTGCGTGAGACCAGAGAGTTTATTAGAAGTCACGAAGGTGTAGATAACTTTGAGATATATGGCAATAACAGATACATTTATCAATATATTTCTGAAAGATATCCTGAGAACGAGATAAAATTTGATCTCAAAAAAATGAATCTTGTGACTATTGACATAGAAGTCAAGTCTGAGGGTGGATTCCCTACCGTGGAGAAGTGTGATGAAGAGATGTTACTCATTTCACTACAAGATTACAACACAAAACGTATCTTGACCTTTGGTGTAGGTCCTTACAGGACACAAGATAAGATGGTCAAGTATGTGCAATGTAACGATGAACATGATTTGCTGACACACTTCCTAAACTACTGGAGTCACAGTCCTCCTGAGGTTGTAACAGGGTGGAATTGTCAGTTATATGACATACCATACCTCGCAAAAAGAATAACTAGAGTGTTGGGTGAAAAAGCATCTAAAAAATTATCACCTTGGGGATTGGTTACACACGAAGAGATTTACTTAGCAGGTAGACCTCATCTTGTATACGATATTGGTGGTGTTACTGTCCTCGATTACCTTGATCTATACAAAAAATTTACATATAAAGCACAAGAGTCATACAGACTCGATTACATTGGTGAAGTAGAACTAGGTAAGAAAAAACTTGACCACTCTGAACATGACACGTTCAAGGAATTTTACACAAAAGCGTGGAATAAATTTGTAGATTATAACATTCAAGACGTTAGAATCGTTGACGGTCTTGAAGAGAAGATGAAACTGATTGAACTTGCAATTACTATGGCATTTGATGCCAAAGTAAACTTTACAGATGTGTTCTATCAGGTTAGAATGTGGGACATGATCATATACAATGACCTCAAAAGAAAGGGCATTGTAATTCCACCTAAAAAGGAGCAAGATAAAAGTGAAAAGTATGCAGGAGCGTATGTCAAAGAACCTATACCTGGTATGTACGACTGGGTTGTTTCTTTTGACCTCAACAGTCTGTATCCTCATCTTATTATGCAGTACAATATATCTCCAGAAACTGTTTTAGACGAGAGATTCCCATCTGTTTCTGTTGATAAACTGTTGAATGAGGAGGTAGACCTATCAAACCTAAAAGACGTGACAGTTTGCCCTAATGGTGCTATGTTTACTACTAAGAAACGTGGTTTCCTACCCAAATTAATGGAGAAAATTTACAATGAACGTGTCATATTCAAGAAAAAAATGCTTGAGGCAAAGAAGGAGTACGAAAAGACACCTTCAAAGCGTCTCGAAAAGGAGATCGCCAGATGTAACAACATCCAGATGGCGAAAAAAATTCAACTTAATAGTGCCTATGGTGCTATCGGTAACAACTATTTTCGTTATTATATGCTTGCGAATGCTGAAGCGATTACTCTCGGAGGTCAGTTCAGCATTCGGTGGATCGAGCGTAAAGTCAACCAATACATGAACAATGTATTGAAAACACAGGAGAAAGACTATGTTATTGCTTCAGATACTGATTCCATTTATCTTCATATGGGTCCTTTGGTCGAAGTTGTATACAAAGGGAGAGAAAAGAATGTTGAAAGCGTCGTTACGTTCCTTGATAAGGTCTGTAAGGTGGAACTTGAAAAATATATTTCGGATTCTTACGAAGCGTTGGCGACGTATGTAAATGCATACGAACAAAAGATGTTCATGAAGCGAGAAACAATCGCTGAACGTGGTATATGGACAGCAAAGAAAAGATATATGCTCAACGCATGGGATATAGAGGGAGTTAGATTTGCTGAACCCAAACTAAAGATGATGGGCATCGAAGCAGTGAAATCATCTACCCCTGCACCATGTCGTAAGATGATCAAAGATGCTATCAGCATCATTATGAATGAGTCGGAGGACAATGTTCAAGCATATATCAAGAAAATGAGGGTAGATTTTCGTAACATGAACCCTGCTGACGTAGCATTTCCCAGAACATGTAACAACGTGGGAAAATATAGAAGTCACATGACAATATATCAGAAAGGAACACCCATACATGTTAGAGGTTCTCTACTTTTCAATCATTATGTAAAGGAGAAAAATTTGTTGAGTAAATACAATGTAATCAACAATGGTGAGAAGATAAAGTTCTGTTATTTGAAGAGTCCTAATCCTATTCGTGAGAATGTTATCTCATTCATCAACGATTTTCCTGTTGAACTAGGTTTAGCACCATATATTGACTATGATTTACAATTTGACAAATCATTTATTGAACCACTCAAGGCAATTTTAGATGCTATTGGGTGGTCTGTTGAAAAACAAGCAACATTAGATTCTTTTTTTATATAAACAATGTTTTTTGATAAGATAAGTCTGGTGACAGGTGGGTTTGATCCTATACACAGTGGACACATACAGTATTTTGCTAGAGCAAAAGACCTATCAAACTATCTTGTAGTGGGATTGAACGGTGACCCATGGTTGACAAGAAAGAAAGGGCAATACTTTCAATCTTGGACAGAACGTGCAGATATTATACGTCATCTTGACATGGTTGACGCTGTAATATCATGGGATGATGCTGATGACTCTGCCTGTGGTGCTATAGAGAAATGTCTTGACATCTCACAGACAGTTGTCTTCTGTAATGGTGGTGATCGTGGCAAAGGTAACACACCAGAACTTGACAAGTTTCAAAATAATGATAGAGTTAAGTTTGAATGGGGTATTGGTGGCACAGATAAAATGAACAGTAGTTCATGGATTCTACACGGATACTTTGAACGCCAACGTAAATTATTAGGCATCTAATTATGGATTTATTGAATGAGATAGTAAAGGAGATTGGTTCTGACTATGCAAAAATTGCCTCTAATGAAGAGGATACGGAACAGTACATTGATACGGGATCTTACGTGTTCAATGGACTCGTGTCAGGGTCTATTGTTGGTGGTGTTAGTAGTAATCGCATCACCGCTATTGCTGGCGAGACATCTACTGGTAAAACTTTCTTCTCCCTCGCAGTTGTCAAGAATTTCTTGGACAATAATCCTAACGGTTATGTTCTGTACTTCGATACTGAAAGTGCTGTCAATAGAGAACTCCTCGAATCTAGAAACATTGACACAAAAAGGGTTGGACATATTGAAGTTGTCACTGTAGAAGAGTTTCGTAACAAGGCACTCAAAGCATTAGAGATATATTTGGATAAACCAACAGAAGAGAGAACACCATGTTTATTCGTGCTAGACTCATTAGGCATGCTTTCTACTGAAAAAGAAATCAAAGATGCATTAGAAGACAAGAGCGTCAGAGACATGACAAAATCACAACTTGTCAAAGGTGCATTCCGTATGCTCACACTCAAATTAGGTCAAGCAAATGTCCCACTCATTGTCACGAATCATACATACGATGTCATCGGAGCTTATGTTCCAACGAAAGAAATGGGGGGAGGTTCTGGACTCAAGTATGCAGCGAGTACAATCATCTATCTCAGCAAGGCAAAAGAAAAAGATGGAGCAGAAGTCATTGGAAATGTTATCACGGCAAAGACTGTCAAATCGAGGTTGAGTAAAGAAAATAAAGCAGTCAAGATACGATTGTTCTATGATGAACGTGGTCTTGACAAATACTATGGTTTACTTGATCTTGCAGAGAAGTATGACATAGTAAAGAAGGTGGGAAATAGATATGAAATCAAAGGTAAGAAGGTGTACGCTAAAGAGGTATATTCACATCCAGAAAAATACTTTGATGATGAGATTATGCAAGCACTAGACGAGGTAGCAAAGAAAGAGTTTAGTTATGGTGAGTGAAAGAGTTCCCCTAACGATACTCAACAATCTAATTCATGATGAAGAATACACAAGGAAGGTCATTCCATTCATAGAGGAGGATTATTTTGAGGAGAGATCTGATAAGGTTGTATTTCAAGAGATATCAACATTTCTCAAACAATATGATAGTTTACCTAGCAAAGAAGTCTTACACATTGAAGTAGGTAAGAGAACAGATCTTACACAAGATGAGTTTCAATCCACAGAACAACTCATCAATGCATTAGGGGAGGCAGAATACGAGCAAGAATGGGTGTATGATACCACTGAAGCATGGTGCAAAGAGAGAGCGATATACAATGCATTGATGGAGAGCATCAAGATTGCTGATGGTCAAGATGATAAGAAAAATAGAGATGCAATTCCTAGTATATTATCTGATGCACTAGCAGTTGGATTTGATCAACACGTTGGACATGATTACATAGACGATGCAGAGGATCGTTACGCTTTCTACCACAAAGTTGAGAACAAAATACCATTCGACCTTGAGTATTTCAACAAGATTACGTCAGGTGGGTTATCTGATAAGACTCTCAACATTGCTCTTGCAGGCACTGGTGTTGGTAAGTCTTTATTCATGTGTCATGTTGCCAGTTCTTGTCTTACACAAGGTAAAAATGTCTTATACATCACTCTTGAGATGGCAGAGGAGAAGATTGCAGAGAGGATAGATGCAAATTTATTGAACACAAATATTAGAGATATAGCAGAGTTACCACAGACTACATTTCATAAAAAAATTGATAAACTTGCTGCAAAAACAACAGGTAAATTAATTATCAAGGAATATCCCACAGCATCAGCACATTGTGGACACTTCAAAGCACTCTTACAGGAATTGAAGTTGAAAAAATCTTTCACACCTGATATAATGTTCATAGATTATCTAAACATCTGTGCTTCGTCTAGGTATAGAAGTGCAGTAAATGTAAATTCTTATTCCTATGTCAAAGCAATCGCAGAAGAGTTACGAGGACTGGCAGTCGAAGCTTCTATCCCATTATTTTCGGCAACGCAGACTACTAGGTCTGGTTTTGCTAGTTCAGACCCTAATCTTACTGACACAAGTGAATCTTTTGGTCTTCCAGCTACTGCTGATCTTATGTTTGCCCTTGTTAG